AAGAATAACTCCAGATATGTTAAATAAACCAATGAAACTATATAAGCATGAAGGAGGATTAATTAATAACGTATTTAAACCTTTATAAATACGTAATTATTTGTTAAACTATCACAATGGCTGAAGAAGAAATTTCATTACAAGAAACAGAAGACTTAGGGGTTACTGATAAAGAAAATCCAGAAGTAATTATTGAAGGAGAAGAACCTGTTGTAGAAGAAACTGCAGAGGACGATTTTTCTAAAAATTTAGCAGAAGATATGGATGAGAGAGATCTACAAGATCTTGCTTCTCAATTAATTTCAGATTTTAAAAATGACAAAGAAACTAGAGCAGATTGGGAAGACAGTTATACCAAAGGATTAGATTTATTAGGGTTTAAATATACGGTTCAAACAAGACCGTTTCAAGGTGCATCAGGAGTTACTCACCCTTTATTAGCAGAAGCAGTTACCCAATTTCAAGCACAAGCATACAAAGAATTATTACCAGCAGATGGTCCGGTACGAACTCAAGTTATTGGTAAAGTTGATGTTCAAAAAGAAGAACAAGCAACTAGAGTTAAAGATTTCATGAACTACATGATTACAGAACAGATGGATGAATATACTCCAGAGTTTGACCAGTTATTATTTTATTTACCATTAGCAGGATCTACTTTTAAAAAAATTTACTATGATGAAGTATTAGAAAGAGCTGTTTCTAAATTTGTACCAGCAGAAGATTTAATATTACCTTACTACACAACTAGTTTATTAGACTGTGAACGAATAACTCATATCATTCGCATGACTGATAATGAGGTTAGAAAAAATCAAGTTGCAGGTTTTTACCGAGACATTGATCTAACTCAAGCTGAAAATAACCAATCTGATATTAAGTCTAAATATAATTCTTTAGAAGGAGTTTCTAAAGGATCTGAAGCGGATGATACTAGAACTGTTTTAGAGATGCATGTTGATTTAGATTTGGAAGATGGCAATAATGTAAAAATTCCATACATCGTAACTATCGATGAAACTACTCAGGAAATTTTATCTATCTACAGAAATTATAAAGAACAAGATCCTAAAATGAAAAAAATAAACTACTTTGTGCATTATAAGTTTTTACCAGGATTAGGGTTTTACGGATTTGGTTTAATTCATATGATAGGTGGATTATCTACTGCAGCTACTTCTGCGTTAAGACAATTATTAGATGCAGGTACTTTAAGTAATTTACCAGCAGGATTTAAAGCTAGAGGCATGAGAATTAGAGATGATGATCAGCCAATTCAACCAGGTGAGTTCAGAGATGTCGATGCACCAGGTGGAAATATACGAGAACAGTTTCAATTATTACCTTTTAAAGAGCCATCTGCTACTTTATTTCAACTTTTAGGTTTCTGTGTAGATGCTGGAAAGCGTTTTGCAGGAATTGCAGATATGCAAATGGGTGAAGATTCAGCAAATAGAGCTGTTGGAACAACAATTGCACTCTTAGAAAGAGGTGCAAGGGTAATGTCAGCTATTCATAAACGATTATATTATGGAATGAAGCAAGAATTTAAGATTTTAGCTAGAGTTTTTTCAGAATATTTACCTCCAGAGTACCCATATGATGTTTTTGGTGGAGAAAGAACGATTAAACAAACAGATTTTGACGATAGAGTAGATATTTTACCAGTTGCAGATCCAAATATTTTCTCAATGTCGCAAAGAGTGACATTAGCACAGACACAATTACAAATTGCACAAACAAATCCTGGAATTCATAACATTTATGAAGCATACAGACGTGTTTATACTGCATTAGGAACAAAACAAATTGATGAATTATTAGTTAGACCTGAAAATCCTACTCCAAAAGATCCAGCAATAGAAAATATGGAAGGTTTACAGATGAGATTACCAAAAGCATTTCCAGAACAAGATCATGAAGCGCATATTGAGGCACATAAAACATTTATGCAAAGCAGAATGGTTCAAATTAATCCTCAAGTGTACGCTTTATTTCAAGGACACATATCAGAACACATTTCTATGTTATCTACAATTGAAATTATGAATGTTATGAGACAAGATCCTGAAATGGCTCAATTAGAACAACAAGATCCAGAACAATTTCAAGCAATGGCAGCATCTCAAATTGCAAAAAGAGTTAATATGTTAACTGCACAATTAATTCAACAAGAAGGAGGACAACAACAAGATCCTTTAGTTGCATTAAAGCAGAGAGAATTAGATTTAAAAGCAATGGATATTCAGATGAGAGCTAAAAAAGATGAAATGAAAATGGATCAACAACAAGATCAGTTTGAAGATAAAATGGATTTAGATACTGAAAAATTACAACAAGATAGAGAATTAGCTGAGGCTAGATTAGGTGCTCAATTAATGAGAGACCAATCTAAGAAACAAGATGGGCGTTAAAAGTTTTTTAAGTATTGCTGAAAAAGCTTTTCCAGGTGCAAAAAAAGCTGTACATGAATTTTTTACAAAAACATATGATGACATGAGTACTCATATGTCAAAAGATTCTGCTTTTGAAGCAGCTAAAAAAGAAACTAGATCTAAAATAAAAATAGAACCAGAAACTAAAAGCAAAGGTGGTTTATCCGGAGGAGTTCACTCTGGCCCACCACCATTACGAGGACCTGAACCACAAGGATTAGACATACAAGCATCTAAAGATATGTCGTACTATAAAGATATTATATAAACTTGAGTTTTTCAAAATTAAGTAGAAAACAAAAGATAATATTTCTTGCTGGAGTATGTGAGGGCGAGGGAAGTTTTGGATATTGGAAAGAAGGACAAAATAGAAGACGAATTAGACTTGTTGTTACCATGTCAGACGAAGACATAATAATGAGATTTAAGGATTTTTTTAATTGTGGAAGTATAACTAAAGTTGGCCCAAGACAAGAACATTATAAACAATGTTGGACTTGGAGTGTGGGTGGTCTAGATGCTTTAATTGTGTTAGAGCAAATGCTACCTTTCTTTGGTACAAGAAGAACTAGTAAATATTATTCTATGATTGACGCTTTTAGGATTAGAATTAAAACAGGAGACCATCTTGTACAAAAAAAATCAAAAAAAGAAACTAACAAGATTATTGCACGCAGGGAAGTAATTCACGCCTAATATGATGGACTACGATAGTTATAAATACGTTAAAAACAAGATTACAAAAGAGGTTAATCACTTAAAAGATAACCTAGCCTACAGTGTAGACAATGTTAACCAGCTAATGTATATTAGAGGGAAAATACAAGGCCTAGAAACCTTGCTACAGGACCTGACGGACCTGCAGAATAAACAGGAGTTATTCGATGACGACACAGACAGAAAATCTGGAAGTCCCAAAACATAATGAGGGTCTTTTAGATAAGTACACACAAGGCGGGACAGGAGTTAAAGAAAATAAACTTAGTCCAGAAAAAATAGAAAAAGACAAATCCCTTTTAGATAAATTACCAAATCCAACAGGATGGAGAATGCTAGTTCTTCCTCATGCTGGAGTTAAAAAAACTAAAGGTGGAATATTATTAGCAGATTCAACATTAGAAACTATACAGATGACTACTGTATGTGCCTATGTATTGAAGCAAGGAGATCTTTGTTACAAAGACAAAGAAAAATTCCCTAACGGACCATGGTGTCAAGCAGGAGACTGGGTGATATTTGGTCGTTATGCGGGAGCAAGATTCAAGATAGAGGGTGGAGAAGTTCGTATCTTAAACGATGATGAAATCATCGCAAGGGTAGACGATCCAAACGATATCTTGCAAACATATTAAGGAGAATGCATGATAGAACATGATAGAAATCCTCAAGTCGAACTAGATATAGACGACGCAAAGGAAACAAACATTCAACTTGAAGAAAAGAAAGAAGAGAAATCTAAAGCACCTAGTTTAAATGTAGGTGAAGTAGATTTAGGCTATGCCAATCACGATGAAAAACGTGATAAGCCAGAAATATCTATTGAAGAAGAAGAAACAGTAGAAAAACAAGAATCTAAACCAAAAGACGACTTAAATTCATTTAGTGATGGAGTTCAAAAAAGAATTGATAAACTAACTAAAAGAATGAGAGAAGCAGAACGAAGAGAGCAAGCAGCTCTTGAGTATGCGGAAGGTTTAAAAAATAAATACACAAAGACCAAAGCACAGTATGACGAAATAGATGAGAGTTACGTCAAACAATACGATGCTAGAATCGATGCAGAAAGAGACTCTGTTAAAAAGAGACTTAAAGATGCTATCGAATTGCAAGACGCAGAAGCTATTATTAACGCTAATGAAGAACTTGCAAGGTTAACTGTAGAAAAGGAAAGAGCTAAAATTACTATCGCAGACAGAGAGAAACGTAAAAAAGATACTCCTGTTGAAGAAGTAGAAGCTCCAAATCCTCAAAGAAATCAACGAGTTTCTCAACCTATACCTAGCTCAAAAGCTAAAGATTGGGCTGAAAAAAACGATTGGTTTGGACAAGATCAGTACATGACTAATACAGCATTTCAAATTCACGAAAATCTAGTGGGTGAAGGTATTGATGTAGACAGTGATGAATACTATAATGAGATTGACAAACAAATGAAAGAGGTTTTTCCTCATAAGTTTGTAGGTCAAGAAGAACCTCAGGAGCAAAGAAGGCCCGTCCAGGCAGTTGCTTCAGCAAACAGAGGCAAAACTGGACGCAGAACAGTGAAACTCACCAAGTCACAAGTCGCTATTGCGAAAAAATTAGGGGTGCCACTAGAAGAATACGCAAAATACGTGAAGGAGGCTAATTAGTATGAGTGTAAATAATGAAATAAAAAGAACTTCACGCAGTACGGAGACCAGAGTTAAAAAGGATATGAAAAAAAATCCCTGGACTCCTCCATCTAACTTAGATGCACCTCGTGCGCCTGATGGTTATCACCATCGATGGCTGAGAGCAGAAGCAGGTGGTTTCTTAGATACTGCGAATATGTCGAAGAAACTAAGAGAAGGTTACGAATTAGTTCGTGCTGAGGAATTAGCAGAACAAATTGGTGAACATGATTATCCTGTTATTGCCGATGGAAAATACACGGGTGTTATAGGAGTTGGGGGCCTAGTGCTGGCTAGGATACCTGAAGAAATAGTTGAGTCACGCAGAGAGTACTTCCAAGGAAGAACTCGAGATCAACAACAAGCCGTGGACAACGATTTAATGAAGGAGCAGCGACCTGAGATGCCTATCAATATTGATAGACAATCTCGTGTAACTTTTGGTGGTAGTAAGAAGAAATAATTTTTTCGTAATACCATCTAACATTAAATATAAACTAGGAGACTAAAAACATGGCAAACAAAGTTGAACTATATGGTCTAAGACCGGTACGACAACTGAATGGTTCTCCGTTTATTAACGCACAAAACAGATACAGAATAGCTGCCGATTACGGCACTAGTATCTATCAAGGTGATTTAGTTGAACCACTAGCAAGTGGAACAATTCAAAAGCATACTGGTAATACTTCTGGACAAGTTGTGGGTGTTTTTAACGGATGTTTCTATACAGATCCAACAACACAAAAGGCGACTTGGAAAAACTACTACCCTGCATCTACTAATGCTAGTGATATCACTGCATTCGTAATCGATGCTCCGGAAACAGTTTTTGAGGTAAACTCAAATCTATCTTTCGTCGTTGCTGATATCTTTAAAAACTTTTCAGTAACAGCTACTACAGGAAGCACTCAAACTGGTATTTCTTATGCGCAATTAGCGGTAGGCAATTCAGGAACTGCAGGAACTTTCGTAGTACAGGCAATTGACATAAGTCAAAACCCTGATAACTCAGATGTAACTACTTCGAATGTAGGTGTACTTGTTAGAATTAACAATCACTTCTACAGACAAAGTGGTACAGGCTTATAATAGGAGAATATAAAAAATGGCTATATCACGATCACAACTAGTTAAAGAACTAGAGCCAGGATTGAATGCACTATTCGGCCTGGAGTACAGCAGATACGAGAACGAACACGCAGAAATATTTATGGCGGAAACTTCAGACAGAGCGTTTGAAGAAGAAGTTATGCTTACTGGGTTCGGTTCAGCGGCTGTTAAACAAGAAGGTGCTGGAGTAGTATTTGATAATGCTACTGAAGCATACACTTCAAGATACACTCACGAGACTGTGGCGCTTGCGTTCGCAATCACTGAGGAAGCAATTGAAGATAACTTGTATGACAGACTTGCGTCTCGATACACAAAAGCATTAGCTAGATCAATGGCTAATACTAAACAAGTTAAAGCGGCGGCAGTATTAAACAATGCGTTTGATACAGGCGGAAGCTACAATGGAGGCGACGGTGTTGCACTTTGTACAACTAATCACCCATTAGCAACTGGTGGAACTTTCAGAAACGAACTTTCTACAGCAGCTGACCTTAACGAAACTTCATTAGAACAATCTCTAATCGACATTGCGTCGTTTGTAGATGAAAGAGGTTTAAAAATCGCTATTCAAGGTAGAAAATTGATTATTCCAAAAGAATTACAATTTACTGCTGAGAGAGTGCTTAAAACTCCTTTATCAACTACTTTAAGTTCAGCTAACACTGCACTTAACGACATTAACGCAATCATGAATATGGGAATGATTCCAGAAGGTTACAGAGTTAATCACTTTTTAACTGATGACAATGCATTCTTTATTATGACTGATGCGCCTAATGGTTTGAAGAACTTCATCAGAAGTCCTATCAAAACTGCTATCGAAGGAGACTTTGATACTGGTAACGTTAGATTCAAAGCTAGAGAAAGATACAGCTTCGGTTGGTCTGACCCTAGAGGAATCTTCGGTTCTCCAGGAGCATAATCGTAAAATACATTTGGTGGGGCGTAATAACTATTTACGCCCCGCTATTTTTAATATACAATAGGTTCTATTATGAAAAGTGATGTAAAAGCATTAAGAATTTCTAGTACAGGAGCGGTGTTCGCAGGAAGAACACGTTTAAGAGGAATTATTTTAAATTCAAGTGAAGCAGCTGGAGGAACAGACGGCTCTATTCAACTTTATGATGGACAAGCAACTCCACAAAAACAATTCGAAGTATCTGTTCAAGCAGGTGATGATTTTACATTAAATTTACCGGAAGACGGTATATTGTTCAAAGACGGAATGTACACAAGCGTTTTAACTTCTTGTCTAGCAACAGTTTTAATCGATAAATAACTTAAATGCCAGAAGATGTACTAGATTATCAAGAATCTGTACTACAAATGGTAAACTCCCTAGCTAAGGGAGGAATGCCTCCAAGAAATAAAAAAAATTTTAGATCTACAAAAGCAGGTGCTGGTATGACACAAGCTGGTGTTAAAGCATATCGTAGAATGAATCCAGGTTCCAAATTATCTACAGCAGTAACTGAATCTAATCCAGGTAAAAAAAGATCCGCAAGAAGAAAATCTTATTGTGCTAGATCCGCTGGACAAATGAAAATGTTTCCTAAAGCTGCAAAAGATCCTAACTCGAGATTAAGGCAAGCTAGAAAGAGGTGGAAATGCTAACAACTTTTTTTAATTATATTGTAAAGAAATACAAACATTTTTTCGTCATGTACCCTAATCAGTATCAAGGTGTTACATTAATACTAATACTATTAATTTTATTTTTTAAATAAAAGGAGAACACATTGAGCGATACTGTTTTAGTACATAAACATCTTATTGTTAGAGCGGAAGCAGTTAGTCCGCCTATGGAAGAAAAATATTTAACAGATTGGTTGTACGATTTCATTGAATCTATTAACATGAAAGTATTGATGGGTCCTTATGTTATTTATCATAATGTACCTGGTAATAGAGGAATTACAGGAGCAGCTATTATAGAAACTTCTCATATTGTTATGCATGTTTGGGATGAGTGTAGTCCAGCATTAATGCAATTTGATGTATACTCTTGTGGTGCATTTGATCCAGAAACTATTTGTAGAAAAATTACAAAAGATTTTGATGTTACAAAAATAGAATATAAATTTCTTGATAGAGAAAATAATTTAACCGATATTGGTGGAGGTAGTTTTA